ATATGAATTATAATCAATTCGTGATTACATTATTTAGAAATTAAAAGAGAGAGATGGTTCGAGTCATCTCTCTCTTTAGTATAAAAGTCTTGGCTGCTGATTGTCTACATTATCAAATGTTTAGAGTTTCCAGCAATTAAATAAGTTTTTCGAAATACATCACTGTATTAAGCGACAGAAAGTTTATCGTATTGGTATTTGTAGTTGCCACAAGCAACAACAAACATATTGTTATAATTGATAGCGCCTGTTTTTCTCCAATTAATCAGATTACCTGTAGCAATTGCAGATTTCTTACCAACAACATCAGCATAATTAGCACCAACAAAGCAGATACAATCGAGGCGTGCATCAACAAGTTTAACAGCACTAACGCCTGCATCAAGTTCATTAGCCATAACAATATCGATATCCAAAGCTTCTTTATTAGCGAAGATGTCATATGCATTAAGCAAATCATCAGCTTGGATTGGAGAATCACTACCATTAATTAGCGTAATTGTTCCAACGCCAACACCATTTATGACAGCACAATAATCTGCTACATTTGTTGCATTAGCTGTATTATCTTTAGCATAAACGTAGCTTGATTTGTTATTAATAACATCTTCAATGTAAATTGATTTATTGTTATTGTCTTTAGCTGCTGGATCAAAACTAACAGTCCATGTTTCAACAATGTTGATACCATCACGAATAACGATACCGACGTCTGTTCCAGTAGGAGGATAATCGAACAAATCATCTACAGGAATGCCTGGAAACGCTTCGGTTGGTACAGTAGCACCAAACATAGCTGGATTAGCAATACATATTTCGATATTGTTTCCCCAAGCGCCTGGATTACGAGAGGTGAATTTGATTTTAGAATCTACGCTAGTCATAGCTAGTGAAACTTCTTTAGTCAAATAGTCGTCGATATTTTCAACGGGTTGCATAGTACCGAAGTAGTCTTGTGCAGGAACAGGAGTACCAGCATTTTGAACCGCTTCTACCATTGCATTCATGCTTCTAGTAATAGTGAAGCTAGCTGAATTCAATGGAATATCTTGTTGAACATTACGGTCAAGGGTTAGGTCATTCAGAGTAATAGAAACAACAGAATACTGCTGAGTTAAATCAACGCCTTGTCCTTGGATAGCTTCAAAAGCTACAACGTCACCAACGGTAAATGATGCTCCGTTAGTTACACCAACGACTGCAGCGTTAGCAGAAGCCAAGGTAGCCAATGGAACAGGATTACTTGCATCTAGTGCTAGGCCATTAATATTGCTTGCTCTGGATAAAAGCAATTTATTGCCATACTGAAGGAAATTGTATGCTTGATAAAAATCATTATAGTTTGTTGTAGTTGGTAATCCGTAAAAAGTGATCAAATCAGCTACGCTTGTAATAAGTGTATATGCGCCAACAGGCCCTTTAATAAAATTACCTGCGTACACACCGACGGATGAAGATACAGTTGGTACAATAGTACTCGCATCGATTTCTGTCGTGAATACACCAGGGGATAGTGTTTCTGCCATTTTGTTTTCCTTTGTTGGTTCAATTACATAATGTGATTAGGGCAACATAATCGCCGAATACATCAAAACGAGTAATTTATTTATCAGTAAAAACTGAATAAAATCCAAATGCACGAAGCTAATTGGCAATACTCGGGAACAATTTTATTTTAAATAATGCGCTCCGTAAAGGTAGTACACGACGATTATTTATATTTATTCGGCAGAATTAGCAAACAAAAATGCCCCAAGTTCATATGAACTCAGGGCATATAGAAAACGATTAGAATTAACTATTATTTATTATAACATCAGTATCTATTTTTAACATCTTTAACTGACATTTTTGTATCAACAAATTCAGCATCATTAATTACATCTTTTTTATGAACACCGTTTCCATTAAGTGCTTCCACGTACCAATCTCCAAAACTACCATAACTAAGTACTGGTGTACTTGGTCGATCGTATCCTGATCCATTACCTTCGCCACCAAAATGAGTGGTCTGTAAAAACCATTGTTGACCACTTGGGTTTGTACCTTGACTATAACCAGCTGTATATGTTAGTGCATCAGGTATAATAATCGTACTCTTTTTGCCAAAAAATACTAGGTGCCAAATAGGGGCAGCATGTCTATCACCCTTCTGTGAAAGCACTGGCTTCATTGTGTACTGTTCACCTTTAATTGTAACCTTATCAGAGGATTCTGTTAATTGGGTATCTTCTAAATAATCTTTAAAATTCATATTGTTATCCTTATATTGTTTATTCAATGCGGCACAATGCTTGATATGATTAAGCCTACACTACCTCTGAGCAAATATCAACAAGCAATCTGATATTTACATTTTACATTTTACCAATCTTTTTCGCCGTCTGCGCCTTCTTCACTATAGAATGTACTGTATAATGGATTCTTTTTCTCTTTTTGAATCTTCTTGAATTCTTCCTCGATCTCATCCTCGCTTAAACGGAATACATCCTTCAGAATTGTTTCAACACTAAATAATTTACCTTGATACTCCTGGGCGGTTGCGTATATGTCAAGTTTGCCCATGAAGTTGTCTAGCTTCATCTTCTCGATGAACTTGTTCTCATTAGCAAATGTGATATTGATTAATTCTTCTTTTTGATCCCATTCATCAGCACTCATTACCCCTGTACTAACAACCTCACGCTTCAATAATTCTTTGAATAACGAGCTATATACTTGGCGGATTCTACTGATGAACATGAAGAATTTCATATCTTCTTTCGTCGTTCTGGTCTCATCGTAGCCGAAGTCTTTATCAGCATCAGGATCAACACTAATTCTACTAGAAGGGATTTTCATAGCTCTGTAGAGCTTCTTGCTGAAATACAAGATATCGTCCAACTCACCAAGATTGCCGGTTTCATCAAGAACATCAACCGTTGTTCCTTTACCACCAGAACGATTAGCAAACCAATAATCTTCAACCATTGAAGTTATGTGTTGTTGATTGCTCACCTCACCAGTAACATTGTTATAGAATTTCTTATATTTAAACTTGGATTGGTATTCGCGCATGACTTCTGCACCACGTTTGCCTGGTAAATCACCAATATCAACATTGAACACTCTTCTTGATATGCTTCTTGAGAACCTTAGAGGCACCAATAAATCTTCAAGAGTTTTGAGTAAGTTAGCTGGTTTTATAGCGTATTCAAGATATCCAAGATTAAGTTTGCCATCATATATACCAAAATCCTCACGGCAAATTTCTTCTATACTGTATGTTTGTGTATCATCCACGTTCCTACCAAATGTCGAAAAAGATTTATCTTCCTTCATGTACTTGTATTGGTTATCACGCCCATCAAAATATAACAGAGCTGGTTCTATCATCTTGATTGATTTGATCCCACCTTTGGTGCTCTTTGCGTCATATGTAGTGTGTAAAATAATTTGTCCGTCAATGTAACCCTTTTTAACTATATTATAAAGATTGCGTTTGACATCAACTAGCTTCATAACTTTTTTGAATTTTTCATTAATAGCATCAACAAGCTTCTCGTTTTCCTCGTTAATGTCAATCTTCAAGGGAGTAGTGTCATCATAAACGAAAACAATCTCATTGATTATTTCCTCCAATGCGTCAGTAACGTCTGGACTCATGGCTAAATTTCTGTAAGTCATCAATTTGTCTTTCTGTTTAAAAAGAACATCGTGTGCATCCGATGCACCAAATATATTGCTGTTCAACGAATCGTCAAAGAAGGATCCAGTATTAGGATATATGTCAGTGTCCGTTAAATCAGAAATAACGTTTTGAGGGTCAACTGTTGAACTGACGTTGGTTGGTGTTTTATTTGGCTGTTTTAAAAAGTTTTTGACTGATTCTGTTAGTTTCATGTATGTCCTCGTTAGTGGGGTGTATTATTTATAAATAACATAACAGAGGATTTATATGGCAAATTTCAATTTTTCAGGCAATAGCGAGTACAACTTAAACACTTCAATGATAGATGAGGTCATCAATTTATACGGGGTGCCTATTAAGTTTCTTATTACTCAAAAAATTAACAGAGACGATCTTGTATTTGGGGATTTTTCTCACCTGAAAACAGATAACAATAAAATTTATGATTTGTATGCTATGCCCGAAAATTCTGATGATTGGGACCAAGGAGATTCCTCTTTTGGCCAGTTTGGATTAACTAATTTCGAAAATATAAACCTGTTTGTGTCTAAAAAGAATATCATTGATACCGTTCCCGATCTAGCAAATAACACCGGAACTTTAACCGGCAATTTGATAGTTCTTCCTAATCAAAAGATTATGGAAATAACCAACGCTATGTGGGAAGTGCCAGGAGTGAATAATTTGTTCACATATAATGATGGCAAATCAGTAATTAAGATCACTTGTAAACCGTATGATCACAAAATTGTTGACGAAATAAACCCAACAGATATTTCTCTCGACCCAAATGTCCCATACCAAACATTAGACGTTTACTTTAACGAGCTGATCAATCAAACAGCACAACAAGATGCTGTTGCAGAAATTATACCTAGTGTGCCAGTAGTTCAGAAGGGTGTTGGTGGAATTGACACAGTGTCAATTCAGCCTCCTGTTGACAAAAACACCGAACCGGATATTTGGGGTCAATTCAAATAATTCAGTAGTTCAGTACATCTAAGTTGAATGTTTCTGTATGACCATTGAATTTGATATCTTTTGGAAAATCGAATTTGTATTCTTTATTTTCTTTGATGAATTCTCGTTCTTTTTGAGCTGATTCTAAGTTAGTTAAATGCTGTTCATCAATAATTTCGTAAGTGAAATCGTTATATTGTTTTCCGCGGTATCTAATCCGAATCGATTGGCTAGTTATGCCAGCTTTAATGAACTCAAAACCAGAAGCATGCTTAAATTTAAGTAAATAAAATATACCTGGTTCAGAACCTAGTTCTTTGTTTGTTTCATATAAATTGAGAAAATTGTGGGCTATTTTTTCTTTTCCACACTCGGGGCATCCATTTCCGTCCAGATGTCCGCCGGGTGTTTGTGGAAAATCCCCATGTTCTTTGCATATAATTGTAACCTTTTCTTTAGAACCCTTATACACGACTTTAGAGTAATCATATTTGTTGCTATGAATAATTCTTGATCTAGGTTCAAACTCCAGTGCTGCCTGTTCTATCAAAATAGCGCTGATTTTTGTTTTGGCACACTCAGTACACCCAGACCCCTGTAGATGATTATTAGGAGATTGTCGAAATTCACCGTGTTCTTTGCATACAATTATAACCTTCTGGTTGTGGCGCTTATACTCCACTTTAGAGTAATCATATTTGTTACTATGAACAATTCTTGATTTATCTACGAATCCTTTCCGTGCTGTGTTTATAATTTTGTTTGCTTTTGAGTTTTTCCCGCACTTGGGACAACCTTTTTTTTGAATATGATTACTAGGAGTCTGGTGAAACTCGCCATGTTCTTTACATATTATAATTACTTTTTCGTGATGATTTTTGTAATCAACCAGCGAATAATCAAATTTGTTACCATGAACAATTCTTGCTTTATCTACGAAACCTTCGCGTGCAGCAGCAATCTGACGTTCAGAAGAAGCTTCGTTACTGCACTCCCGGCACCCGCTTTTTTGAAGGTGGATTTTCGGTTTCTGGTAGAATTCTCCGTGCTTTGGACAAACAATTGTAACCTTTTCGTGACAGCTCGTATACTCCACTTTAGAATAATCATATCGGTGTTGGTGGACGTTCACGGCTTTATCTACGAATGTTGCAGTTTTGGTTTTCATACTTTATCATAACACCAATATGCTTAAATTATGCTATATCAATTGGATTATGCTATATCAATTGGATTATGCTTAAATTATGCTATATCAATTGGATTATGCTTAAATTATGCTATATCAATTGGGCATGGATCAGAATACTTGTTGATCAGCTGTTCGTCCAAGATGTCAATTTCAGATTGTGCTTCATTTTTCATGGCGTCATAATTGATTGTGCTTCCACCAATTAAATTTTGACTATATTTCCCAGTAATCGTGCCCCATAAAAATTTAGTCTTTGAAATACAATAAGCTTTTATCCATGGATGATCATATACGTAATCATTTTGTTCATTCGCTA